GTAACAGTAATAGTGTCCTTCCTTACACTTCTTCATTGTAGCGATTATTTCTCGTCTTTATTATTTAGAAAGCCTTTCTTTAGCATCTTTGAAAGTTCGGATGTTGACCCAACAAATAAAGCATTATTAGTGACATTATTTGTTTTCGGAGCATCTTCATTAACATCTTTAATTTTTTTCTGAAGATCCATTAATTTATCAGTGGTATCTGCAACTGATTTTATAAGTTGACCTGCTACTTCATATGCTCTTGGACTTGCACTCTCACCAGCAACTTCCATGATTCCATTTATCGCTTCCTGACCTTTTTCTATAATCGAATATAAGTTTGCACGAGTATATTCATAATCTTTTTCAATCTCATTTATCTTTGAGACTTCTTTAGGAGGACTCATTTTCTTAGTAGGCACTATATCAGTTTCACTGATATTCAATGCTTTATCAATAGATTCATAGTTTTCCATCAGATATCAGTTTGTTTTGTTGGACTGCGATCTCTACCATCACCAAAGAATTCAGATGTCTCACTAAATCCGAAGTCATCACCTGGAACGATAAGTGCATTATCATTACTATCTATAGCACCATCACTATTGTAATCTTTGGTTGCAGTTGGAGTTACAGTATATCTCATCTCTCTTTTTGCGTTTACAGTATCAACACTAGCATACTGATCGACAATAACTTTCTTGATAAGACCCTCTGGATTCTCTGCGATTGGTCCGTATAAGTATGTCTTTGCAACAAATTGGAATGTGTATATTAATGCTCTTCTTGTTGAAAAATCACCTTCATAATCATCTTGAAAAGTAACGTTAGTGAGTGTAATGGGAACATCTCTTTTTTCACCAATAGAATCAATTAAATTTATTGTGATACTAAATGACGGTTGAAAAAATGGTAATATCTGTTCTACAACCTGTAATGCATCATCGTTTATTTTAGTGAGTAAACTTAACTCAAACCCAATATTATAGGGAACAGGCATGAAGACTTTCTTTAACTTATTAGTTGTATTATCTACTGCTTTAAAGGTTTGAGTTATGCCTGATTTTCTTGAAGAGTCATATGCAATAGAAGTCATTTCAAAAGACATTCTTGGTAAAGTAATCGCAACCATTTTGTTTAAATCTGGTTGCTGATCTAACCTTGCGATGAATTTTGCTGCAGGTCCATATGCTAAAGGAACTCTTTTAATATCCACAGTTGTTCCATCAGAAGTTTCATGTCTAACTTCCATATTATTAAAGAGTGTTCCAAAACCTATAATAGTTTTTCTAATAACTTCGTGATAAAAATAAGTCCCTAACATTAAAATAGTCCAAATGGATTTGATTCAGTGAAATCAAGAATTTGATCTGCCTCATTCTCAATTTCGTCACTATGATCATATTTATCCTTGTCTGTGTTTGCTGTTCCTACCTTTATAGTATATTGAGCACCAGATCTTGATCCAGTTACAGTCTCTCCTCTTAAGAATGTTCCAGTTTCAATACCAACCTGTAAGATCTTAGTATCAAGATCCCATCTCTTAACTCTTGCAGATGCATTAGATCTGTTACCAGAAACAAGTTCATTAAACCAGTAACTTCCAGATCCTATACCCACTGATGATGGTGGATTTATAGTTATAGTTGGTGGTGAGAAGAATCCTGCACCAGCATCCTGAATAAAGATATTTGATATTGTTCCACCAGCACCGACCTCTGCACGAGCAGAAGCAGGTAATTGTGGTGATAGAGATGGAAGTGAAATGGATACATTAGGTGTTGTAGAATAACCAACTCCACCTGTACCTCCAATAGAAATACGTATGATACCTTTCTTACCATCAGATCTAATTAATGCAGTAGCAGCAGCACCAACACCTCCACCACCAGAGATTGTGACCACTGGTGCAACAGTATATCCAGCACCTGAATTTGTAATTACTATTTCTTCTATAGAAGTTATATTGTTTCTTGTAGTCAATATACCCACAGCAGTAGCATCTATTCCACCACTAGGTGCTGTAGTTAATCCGATGGTAGGAGCACTTGTAAATCCTGATCCATCATTTAATAGACTAATGCTTTGAACAAATCCTGTACCTATAGTCGCTGTAGCAGTCGCTGCAGATCCAACACTATTCATTTGTAGATCAGTGATTACACCCAAATCTTCTGTTTTACTATCAATTGCATCAATACCAGTATCAATGGTCTCATCATTGTACTCGAATAGTTCACACTGCAATTCGTAAACATAAGTGTGACCTAATTGATAAAAGGGAACTTCATGTTCCACAAATTTTATTTCAAATAATCTTTGACCCAAAGGGAAAAATACTAAATCTCCCTCTCTTGGTCTCATCACTGCTTCACCTACTTCAGAAACATCTTCCTGACTTAGGAATGGTGCAATAAAATCTTCAAATCTTTCTCTAGAGACAACTAACTGTAACTCATCTCTTAAACTCATACCAAATTTTGTTAGAACATCTCCTGCTCCACTATATCCATCCCAAGTGTTTATATACGCTTCGAGTTGAAAATTATCATCAAATTTAGATGCCTCAATCTCTTGAAATACTGTACTTCTATTTACATATTTTCTAGGAATATAAGTAACCTCAACACCATAAATTTTCAATTGCTCGTTTACAAGCGATTGAATTAAATTTTGTTCTTCAGGTGAACCTTGTAGAAAAAAGGGATTGAGAGCCATTATCCAATAAAGTCAAGTGGTGGTAATTCGTAAGTAGAACTCATTTCCTGTTTAATCATCTCAAGTTCTCTTAATGCATCGTCATATATTTGTCTACCATTCAACTCAATTCCACCAGGTAATTTAACACCTTGAAACTTAATTAAGTTTTGACCCCACTGTCTCTTAATCAAAGCAGTTAAATATCTCTTAAGAAAACTATCATTAAATAATTGAGTATAAGTTGTTGGATCTAATATTCTGTGACAGTCGATTACTATAAAGTCACCAGCATTCAAACTATTGTAATTAATATCTAAGTATAATCTATCTTGTCTTTTATTAAATCTAACCTGTGCTTCAGTTGTAAGAAGAAAATCAATATCTTCAAGATATGATTTAACCATAGCATATTGTAGTAATTCTACTGAGTTAAAATAATATAAGTCATTTAAAAATAACTGATATTTGATGCTGAACATACCACCAGATATCGCACTCATATCAAATTTAAATATCTTTTCTATCCCTACAACTGTTTCAGGTACCTGAATGAAGTTTGATGTCTCATAGAAATTTGATGTGGTTGTACCATAACCACTTATTGCTGTAGATGTTCCAGTGGTTGTTACAATACCTACACCTGTTGTTCCCTGTGCCTTTCCTCTGTCTATATCAGCTTGAGTAAATTGATACTTAAGATACATTCTTTCAATACCGTCAAAATGACGCTCTTGGAAATACTGAAATGCATCATCTACTAGATCATCAACCTGTTCATCACTCACGTTGATTTCTAAGACTGGTGCACCTAATTGTCTTTTGCAATATTCAATTAATTCTTCTCGTGAAGCAGGTTTCGCCATTAGAAATCCTCAGAATCTACTGTTATATTTTTTGGTTTTTTCTTACCTTTCAGTTGAATCAATAAATTTTCCTGATCAGTTACCTTTGTGCTCAATTGCTCAACAACATTATTTAAACCAAGTACTCTTGTTTCTAATGCAATTATTTGAGCAAGCATTTCGTGTGTTTTTTTCTGATAAACACCCAAAATCATCTTGTATTCGTTTTCATCCATGACAGAGTATAAAAAAAGGTGGGATACACCCACCTATATTTATAAGTTATACTTTACTCGTTAGAACGAGCCACCATCGACGGTTATATTCTCTAATTGTCTTAATGAACCATCATGACTAATTACTGCTGATAATCCTGCAGCATCCTTAACAAATAATCCACCTGCTTCAATTGTAGCATGTGTAGAGTTAGTTAATACACTTGCACTTTCTGATACATCAGCACCGAAAGCGATTCTTCCTACAGAGTCGTCCCAGAAGACTGCTGCTTTCTTTGCAGATCCACTATAGTAGTGGAATATCATACCAACATCTATGTTGGCATCTGAAGATGGAGCAACTAATGATCCACCACTATTAACAAGACCTACTTCAATTAAACTATCCTCAACCTTTAAGGTTTCGGTATTAATTATTGATTGTGTTCCTAATATTGTTAAATTTCCGTTAACTGTTAGATTATCATCAACTGTAACTGTACCATCAGCAGAGTCTAATGTAAGAGCACCACTTGAAGTATCAATCTCATTATCACCAGTAACACCAATTCTTATGTTACCACCAGTTAAGTCTGTAAATACACCTGTAGATGCTGAATTAGCACCGATAGTAGCTCCATCAATTGTACCACCGTTTATATCTGCAGTATCAGCAACTAATGAGTCAATATTTGCAGTTCCATCTAAGTGCAAATCACCCCACTCTAATGTAGAAGATCCTAAATTTCTATTACCATCTGAAGATGGAATTAAGTCACTACTGAATCTAGCGATTGCATTTATAGTATCACTCGTAGCATTACCTAAAGTGGTATTACCCTCTACACTTAAATTTGATTTAAATGATGCACTATGAGGAGTGTTAACTGCGTTTGAATGAGTAATAATAGCGTTACCCATATAACCATGAGCAGTGCACTGATAATGTAAAACAGCAGGTGTAGTGTCTGAGATTACAATCTCAGTATAAGTATTCTGAAAACTTACACCTGTAGTATAATTGTGTGTTTTACCTGCATCAAGATAAAACTTTAATGGATGACTGCCTGTATTATCATGTACAAATCTGTATGTTTTACCTGGAGTGAAGTGTAGTATTGGTGATTCTACACCATCAATCTTATATCCATTACTACTACCCGTACCATTATACCTATGTGCTGCTGTCTTAGATGCGACAGTAACAGCTAAGTTCTGTGTGGTAGCAGAATGTGGTGCTTGTAAATATGAAAATCCTTTTAACGCTGTTGTAGTTGTAACACCAGAGTTATTAATTGCATCCGCTTCTAAAGTACCATCTAAGTATAGATGTCTCCATTGCTGTGATGCTGAACCTAAATCAAAGGTATCATCGTCATCTGGAACAAGACTAGAAGCAAATTCACCACCAACTACAATATCGTCTGCTGTTGAATCACCAAGTCTTACAGTTCCACCACGGAATGTTACAATACCTATAAATTCTGACTCACCACCAACAAATAATCTATCTGTTACTGAAAGTGCTGCACCAACATGTACGCTCTTTTCAATACCAACACCACCTTCAACTATTAAAGCTCCTGTATCTTTACTAGTTGAATCAGTTGTGTCTGATATTGTGATAGGACCTACAAGCGTACCACTTGTCATCCAGCTTAAATTACCACTTCCATCATTCTGAAGAATACCATTAGTGGCGTTTGTAGCAGGAAGTGTGTATGTTAAATTTCCACCTAATGTTGCAGGTGCTTTAAGTTCTATATAATTGTCGCCATTATTTGCACCTTCTACGACTCTTACTGCAGAACCAGCAGTAGTTGTTTCTCTCGTCCAGTACCTATGTGATCCAAAAAATTTGTTATTATTGGCATCGTTATCCAGACCAATATAAAAATCAAATTCATCAGTTACAAACGCTGGTTCACCTGCTTTTAGGGCGGGTAAACTGCTGTTGGCACCTCTTTTAA